TTTTTCAAAACATAAAAGTAGTAAATATATTAAAGAATGGGTTCAATCTAAGATAAGTGAGGCAACGGATAAGGAAGAATAAATTATGGTTGATAATGTATACCTTGGCAATCCGAATCTAAAAAAAGCAAATACACCAATAGAATTCACTGAAGAGAATGTCATTGAATTTTTAAAGTGTAAGAATGATCCTGTTTATTTTGCAAAGAAATATATTAAGATTGTTTCTCTTGATGAGGGACTCACACAATTTCATCCATATGATTTCCAAGAGACTTTAATTAAAAGATTTCATGAAAACCGTTTCAACATATGTAAGATGCCTCGGCAGACGGGTAAATCTACTACATCTGTATCATATCTTTTACATTATGCTGTTTTCAACGATAGTACAAACATTGGTATTCTTGCAAACAAGGCAGCAACTGCCCGTGATTTATTAGGTAGATTGCAGACTGCATATGAGAATTTACCTAAATGGATGCAACAGGGTATAATATCTTGGAATAAAGGATCACTGGAGTTAGAAAATGGATCAAAAATACTGGCGGCATCTACCTCTGCATCTGCAGTTAGAGGTATGTCTTTCAACGTTCTTTTTTTGGACGAGTTTGCCTTTGTTCCTAATCATATTGCTGACTCATTCTTTGCCTCAGTATATCCTACTATCACTTCTGGTAAAAACACCAAAGTTATAATGGTCTCAACCCCTCACGGGATGAACCATTTTTATAGGTATTGGCATGATGCAGAGAGAGGTAGAAATGAATATATCACAACAGATGTGCACTGGTCAGAAGTACCAGGTAGAGATGATGTTTGGAAACAACAAACAATTGCGAACACATCAGAACAACAATTTAAGGTTGAGTTTGAATGCGAATTCTTAGGATCTGTTAATACTCTTATCAATCCTGCCATATTAAAAAATATGGTGTATGACAATCCAATTACAAAAAATGCAGGACTTGACATATATGAAAGACCAGAAAAGGAACATAATTATATTCTGACTGTTGATGTGGCAAGAGGACTTGGAAATGACTATTCAGCATTTATAGTTTTTGATGTCACTCAGTTTCCATATAAGGTTGTAGCAAAGTATCGAAATAATGAAATCAAACCGATGCTTTTTCCAAATGTAATACTTGATGTGGCAAAAGGATATAATAATGCATACTTGTTAGTTGAAGTCAATGATATTGGAGATCAAGTTGCAAGTATACTTCAATATGACTTAGAGTATGAAAATTTATTGATGGCATCAATGAGAGGTCGTGCAGGTCAAATTGTGGGGCAGGGTTTTTCAGGAAAGAAAACACAGTTAGGTGTTAGAACAACTGCAGCAGTTAAAAAACTTGGTTGTAGTAATCTTAAAACTATGATTGAGGATAATAAATTATTAACTTGCGATTACGAAATTATATCAGAATTAACTACTTTTGCACAGAAACATAATTCATTTGAGGCAGAAGAAGGATGTAATGATGATTTAGCTATGTGTTTGGTATTATTTGCATGGTTAGTTGCACAAGAATATTTTAAAGAAATGACAGATAATGATATCCGAAAGAGATTGTATGAGGAACAGAGAAATCAAATTGAACAGGACATGGCACCTTTTGGGTTTATTAATGATGGTTTAGATAATGAGAGTTTTGTTGACAATGATGGAGATTTATGGCATACTGATGAATATGGAGATCGTTCTTATATGTGGGAATATCGTTAATCCCATTGTTACAACGTAAATATAAAGCAAACATTAAAGTTGTAAATAATTTAGTTAGGTGCTATAATTGGGGGGTCAGTGTGGATATGAAAGTAAACTTAAGTTGGAGCAATTATGAGTGGAGACGTAGGATTAGATGAACCGATCATTTTCTATACGAAGAAGATGACCAAAACCAAAGTAGTCCTTTTAAAACAAAAAGGAATAAAACTAAATTGGAAAGAAGTAAAACATTATGAGACTTTGAGTGATGAAAAATCCCTTCAAACATAGGAAATTAAAAAGATTATTATCAAAATCATTTCCCAAAAATAAAATAACTATCATAGATAACAAAGACGGAACACAAACAATCTTTATACTCTAATGGAAAATACTGAAGAGTTTGGTTTTAGTTTAGAACACTTACTCTTTCAAGAAAGAAAATGTAGAGTATGTGGAGAAACCAAAGATTTAGTCAATGAGTTTTATTTGATTCGTAAGAATAAAAGAAATTTTCCATCTGGATATTCTTATGAGTGTAAAATATGCACAGTTAAGAGAATTATAAAAAATAGGAAGAAAAATAAGATAACAACTGAATGGTCATATCCTGATTGGTAATGTTCATGCATTGTTTCCCCAATGTAAAAGTAGCAAATAATAAATACTTTTAGTAAAATTGAATCTTTTATAAAGAGGGAAAGACATGTCGCTTAACTTAGTATCTCCTGGAGTCAAGGTAAGAGAAGTTGACTTGACTATCGGTAATATAACTGGAGCTAACGAACAGGTCGGAGCGATTGCTGGCCCATTTGAAAAAGGCCCCATCGATGTACCGTTATTAGTAGAGAACGAACAAGATCTTATAGCAACTTACGGAAAACCATTAACTCAGGACGGACAATTTGAATATTGGATGACTGCATCATCATATCTTTCATATGGTGGTACATTAAGAGTTTTAAGATCCGATAGTTCAAATTTAAATAACGCAAACGCAGGTGTTAGTGCTGAATCAGTAACTACAAAAATTAAATCATATGATGAGTATAATTCAAATACTTATAGTACTTTTTATTATGCAGCAAGAAATCCTGGTACATGGGGTAATGGATTAAAGGTATTCACGATTGATCATTTTGCTGATCAAGTTATCAGTGGAGTCAGTACAACTGGAATTCAAGTCGGAATGGGTGTAACCCAATCAATATCTGGAAGAATTCGTGTTTCTGGAGGAGCAACTTCAGCTTATGATTCTACAGAATTTGTAAGAGGTATAATTACTGGAGTTGGAACTGCTTCAGGTATCGCTGCTGATGCAATTGCGGTCAAAATAGTTGATAGAGTAACTTCAGCTGGAGTTTTATCTGCAACAACTTATGATGAACTTAAGTTCTTAGGAGCAACAAGTACAACAACTACAACAACCACATCAACTGGAATTGGAACAACAGCTGGTGTAGTTGACACTGCATTTGATGCTTCAATTACTGGTATTCACACTCTTGCCACTGATTCTAATTCAATAAATTCTAACATTGCATTAGGAGATATAGTTACTGTAACTGGAGGAAATTCTACAGTTGCAGCTGGAACAACAGTTGTAGGTTTTGGAGTTAGCACTGTCTTTGTAAGTAACACGATAACTGGAATATCGACTGTTGGTGACGGTGCAGTATTCACATTCACTCGAACTTCAGGAAGTAGCGATACAATTAATACAAACCAAACTTATGTAATAAATTCAGATGGAGTTGGTGTTTCAACCTTCACATCAACAACAGCATCAGATTGGTATAATCAGCAAAAATTAGGATTAACTAAAGGTGCTGATATTTCTTGGAATACAATTGCTGAGAAACCTGGTACTTCTGAATACGCAGAGTCAAGAGATTCTAAGAATGATGAAATGCACATTGTGGTCATAGATGAGGATGGTAGTGCATCGGGAATTCCTGGTAATATTCTTGAAAAACACTTATATCTTTCAAAAGCTAAAGATGGTAAGAGGCAACCAGCAGAAGAAGTTTACTATCAAAACTATCTCGCAAACAAATCAGAGTTTATTTTCTCAGGTGCTCATGCTGGTGTAACAACTTCTGGACTTACAGCAAAAGCAGGAGATGTTAGTGTTGATGACTTCAACTTAGTCACTGGTGGTTCTTGGGGTCAAAATGCTGCAGGTGTAACATTTAATGTTGAAGGTAACAGATCATATGATCTAAAAGGTGGTAAAAACTACTCTGGCACAGATGGATACAATATTGAAAAAGGAGATGTTATTAACTCATATAACGTTCTCAAGAATCCAGCAGAATATACAATTAACTTTATTCTACAGGGCCCAAGTGGTGGTGCTACTATCTTTGAATCACAAGCAAAAGCATCGTCATTGATAGCAATTGCAAGTTTGCGTAAAGATTGTATCGCATGTATATCACCACATCGTGCAGGAGTCGTAAATGTACCAAACTCAGATACACAAACAGATAACATAGTTGACTATTATGCTGCACTACAATCATCATCATACGCTGTATTTGACTCAGGTTACAAATACACATTTGACAGATTTAATAATGAGTTTAGATATATTCCATTAAATGGAGATATCGGTGGATTAATGGCAAGAACATCAATTAATTCATTCTCTTGGTTCTCACCAGCTGGTGCATCTAGAGGAGCAATTAATGGAGCAGTTAAACTCGCATACAATCCAACACAAGCACAAAGAGATATTATCTATCCGAAGAGAATCAATCCAGTGATTGCATCTCCAGGTGCAGGAATTATTCTCTTTGGTGATAGAACTGGACTTGGTGTTGCATCAGCATTTGATCGTATTAACGTTCGTCGTTTGTTCCTCACTGTTGAGGGAACAATCGAAAGAGCAGCAAGAGATCAGTTGTTCGAATTTAATGATGTAATTACAAGAACTAACTTCTTAAATATAGTTGATCCTTTCCTTCGTGATGTAAAAGCAAAGAGAGGTATCACTGACTTTGTTGTAATTTGTGATGAAACAAACAATACACCAGACATAATTGATTCAAATCAATTTAGAGCTGACATTTTTGTAAAACCCGCAAGGTCGATTAACTTTATCGGACTTACATTTGTTGCAACACGCACAGGAGTAAGTTTTGAAGAAGTAGTTGGAAACGTTTAACTCAATCGAGGAAAAAAATTAAATGGCTAACCTAAACATTCCAAGCACTAGAGATAGAACCCTTGATGCATTCAAGGGTAAGATGGTCGGGGGTGGTGCTCGCCCTAATTTATTTGAATGTGAATTATTCTTCCCTGACGATGCAATACCTATTAACTCATCAAAAGATGAGATTGCAGATAAAAGTAGATTTTTAGTTAAATCTGCTCAGTTACCTGCATCAAACATTGCACCAATACTTGTTCCTTTCAGAGGAAGAAATTTAAAAATTGCAGGAGATCGTACATTCGATCCTTGGACAATCACTGTTATTAATGATGTTGATTTTAAAATTAGAACAGCATTTGAAAGATGGATGAATTTGATTAATAAGCACGAGGATAACTCTGGACTTACTGATCCAACAGCATATCAAAAAGATTTATTTGTAAGACAGTTAGGTAGATCTAACGTAAGTGGGCCAACTCCTCAAAGTGATGCTCAATTACCTGTTCTTAAAATGTATAAGTTTCACGGAACTTTTCCAACTAATATCTCAGATATTCCTTTATCTTATGATAGTTCAGATACTCTTGAAGAGTTTACTGTGGAATTACAAGTTCAGTGGCTTGATGCTCTTGATTCACAATCAAAAACACAACTTGGCACAGGATCATAAATAGTGCTATAATAGTAGCAAAACGTTTATACAATGGCAAAACTTTTTGGATTTAAAATCCCTGACGGAGAGGATAAAAAATCGAAGGGGGTGGTATCTCCAGTCCCTCCAAGCGATGAGGATAAATCAGACTTTTATGTCTCTAGTGGATTTTATGGCCAATATGTTGACATTGAAGGTGTTTATAAGAGTGAGCAAGATTTAGTTCGTAGATATCGTGAAATGTGCTTACACCCAGAGTGTGATAGTGCAATTGAAGATGTCGTAAATGAAGCAATCGTTTCTGACTTAGATGATTCACCAGTTGAAATTGAATTATCAAATCTAAATGCATCGGATAGATTGAAAGATTCTATTCGAGAAGAATTTAAATATATCAAATCTCTCATGAACTTTGATAAGAAGTGTCATGAGATTTTTCGTACTTGGTATATTGATGGTCGAGTTTTTTATCATAAAGTTATTGACTTAGATAATCCATCAGAGGGAATTCAAGATATTCGTTACATTGATCCACTTAAAATAAGATTAGTTCGTGAAACAGATAAAACGGGTTCTAATAGATTATCACCATTTGATGTTGCAAAAAATGGAAATAATCCTAAAGATTCTGCAGCTCCAAAAATAAACGAGTATTATGTTTATGATCCAAGTTCTGGAAAAAAAGGTGGAAGTGGAATCTATCCAACACAAAATGCAAAAGGTGCAGTTAAAATTGCAAAAGATGCAATTACATATTGTACATCAGGATTAGTAGATCGAAATAAGCAAACAGTATTATCATATTTACATAAAGCAATCAAGGCACTTAACCAGTTAAGAATGGTTGAAGATAGTCTTGTAATTTATAGATTATCTCGTGCTCCAGAAAGAAGAATATTTTACATTGATGTTGGCAATCTTCCAAAGATAAAAGCAGAACAATATCTTCGTGATGTTATGAACCGTTATAGAAATAAACTGGTTTATAATGCTGACACTGGAGAGATTCGTGATGACCGTAAATATATGGCAATGCTAGAAGATTTTTGGTTGCCAAGAAGAGAAGGTGGTCGGGGAACCGAAATCACAACTTTACCTGGTGGACAAAACTTAGGTGAACTTACAGATATTGAATACTTCCAAGCAAAATTATACAAAGCATTAAATGTTCCATCAAGTCGATTGGATAGTCAAGGTGGATTTAACTTAGGTCGTTCATCAGAAATATTAAGAGATGAATTAAAGTTTGCAAAGTTTGTAGGTCGTTTAAGAAAACGTTTTGCACATATGTTTAATGATATGCTCAAAACTCAATTAATATTAAAGAATATTGTAACTCCAGAAGATTGGAATAAGATGGAAGATCATATTCAATATGATTTCTTATATGATAATCAGTTTGCAGAACTCAAAGAAACTGAAATGATACAAGGTCGTTTAGGTAATCTTGCACAAATTGAACCATATATTGGTAAGTACTATTCAACTGAATTTGTAAGAAAGAGAGTATTACAACAAACTGATCAAGAAATTGAAGAGATTGATATGCAGATTGAAGATGAAATACAAAAAGGTATACTTCCAAATCCAGCAGAAGTTGATCCAATTACAGGAGAACCATTACCACAAGAAGGTGGTGGTGATCTCGGTGAAGTTCCTCAAGATGAAAATCTAGATGCAGAGGGACAAGTAACTGATGCAGAGTATCAAAAAGATACTAAAACAGCCGAGATATAAATAAACATATTGCTATAAATTAATCTTATGGAAGAATTAGTGGATTTGATTGCGACAGACGCTAGTGCTAGTGATGTATCTGATAAAATAAAAGATGCATTGATGGCAAAAGCAGCTGCTCGTATTGATACTTTAAGACCTGAAGTTGCCTCATCTGTCTTTGATGGTGAAGCACCAGAAGAGGAAGAAGTATCAGATGAACAACCAACTGAAGAGGACGAATAATGAAACTTATCACAGAAGAAGTCTCACAAGTAAAATTTATCACTGAAAAATATAAAGGCAAAAAACGTCTTTGTATTGAGGGTGTATTCCTACAAGGTGGTATTAAAAATCGTAATGGGAGAATGTATCCCGTTGATATTCTAGAAAAAGAAGTTAACAGATACAATAAAACTTTTGTGAAAGAAGGAAGAGCACTTGGAGAACTCGGACATCCCGAAGGTCCAACTGTAAATCTTGATCGTGTTTCACACAAAATTACTTCTCTTGTAAGAGAGGGTAATAACTTTAGAGGAAAAGCAACTCTCCTCTCAACACCAATGGGTAAAATTGCATCATCATTAATTGATGAAGGAGTTAAACTCGGAGTCTCGTCTCGTGGTGTTGGTTCTCTAAGAGAGAGCAATAATGGTTGCAAAATGGTTGGAGAAGATTTCCAATTAGCAACTGCTGCTGATATAGTAGCAGATCCTTCCGCACCTGATGCTTTTGTGAATGGAATCATGGAAGGAAAAGAGTGGGTTTGGGAAGGTGGAAACCTTCGTGAGGAACTCGCAGAGAAAACTCAAAGGACAATTAATACACTTGTCGATCAAAAAAGACTAGAGGAAAAGAAACTTAGTTTATTCCAAGATTTTCTAAATAACCTCTAAATATAAAAGATCTATAAATAAGTATAGATTCTTACGAATTCAATTAAAAAGACTGTAACAACTTACACGAAATGGAAAACATCGAAGAAAATCAGGTCACAGCAGGAGCAGCAAAAGCTGATCCTATGCCATCATCAGGCATCCCAGTAGAGGATCTTGGTGGACCTACACCAGAAAACTACAAGCCAGATGACGATTCTGCAAAACTTAAAGACCCTGCAGCGACCCTTGCTCAAGTCAAGGATATCGTAAATGCAAAGGCAGCTAAGGCAGAGGAAGCTGAACCTGAAGGCGATGTAATAGAAGAAGAAGAAACTGAAGCAACTGCTGATGAAGTTGTCGCTGAAGAAGAAACTTCTGAAGAGGAAGTTGTTGCAGAAGCAGAGGAAACTTCCGAAGAAGAAGTCATCGAAGAGGAAGAGGCAATTGACATCGAAGCAGATGTTCAAGCTCTACTTGAAGGTGAAGAACTTTCTGAAGAGTTCCAAGATAAAGCAAGAACAATTTTTGAAGGAGCAATCAGATCTAAGGTTGCAGAAATCAAAGAAGAATTACAAGAGTCCTACGCAGTCGCACTCGTTGAAGAGTTAGACAAAATCAAGGAAGGATTAACAGAAAGAGTTGATGCTTATCTTGAGTACGTTGCAGACGAGTGGTTACAAGAAAACGCTCTACAAGTAGAAGCAGGACTCAAAACAGAAATGACTGAATCTTTCTTAGAAGGTATGAAGTCACTATTTGAAGAACATTATGTAACTATCCCTGAAGAAAAATACGATGTACTTAATAGCATGGTAGATAAACTTGATGAAATGGAATCAAAACTCAATGAGCAGATTGATCGCAATGTTGCTCTAAATCGTAGATTGGCAGAATCCACTGCAGATGGCGTTTTCGCTGCTGTAGCTGAAGGTCTAGCAGACACTCAGAAGGAAAAACTCGCTACTCTTGCCGAAAATGTTGAGTTTGAAAGTGATACAGACTATCGTGAGAAACTAGTTACTTTAAAGGAATCTTATTTCCCAAGTAAAACTAGTGCTCCAAAGAGCACCTCTGAGAACTTATCAGAAGAGGTTTCAACGGATGAAGTAATCTCAGAAGAGACTACTCCTAGAATGCAAGCCTACTTGGATGTTCTATCCAGAGCTGCCAAAAAGTGAATTTAACATTTATTCAAACAATAAACCGTAAGAGGTAAATTTCAAAATGCAAATGTATAACACAGAACATTTGCAGGAAAAGTGGGGACCTATCCTCGACTATGATGGAGTTGATCCAATCAAAGACGCTCATAGACGAGCTACAACCGCTATCCTGTTAGAAAACCAAGAAAAAGAATTAAGAGAGGAAGCATCTTTCCTTTCAGAACAGCCAACAGTAAACACAAACAGTGGTGCTAATGCAGGTTTCTCTGCTGGTGCAACTGCTGCAGGTCCTGTTGCAGGTTTCGACCCAGTACTTATCAGTTTAATTCGTCGTTCAATGCCTAACTTGGGGGCATACGATTTAGCTGGTGTACAACCAATGAATGGTCCTACTGGACTTATATTCGCAATGAGATCCAGATTCACTAATCAGAGTGGAACTGAGGCATTATTCAACGAACCAGATTCAGCATTCTCAGGACAGGATGATGGATTTGATGTTACTTCTGGATTTACTGCTACTGGTGCATCTAACGTTGGTTTAGGTACAACTGCACAGCAAGGTACAAACCCAGGATTACTTTCTGGTACTGCTACTCAAGCAAATGCTACTGACTATAACGTTGGTCAGGGTATGAGAACAGATGACTCTGAAGCACTAGGTAACGCAGCTGGTGATCATTTCAACCAGATGGCATTCTCAATCGAGAAAGTAACTGTTACTGCGAAGTCAAGAGCATTAAAGGCAGAGTACAGTCTAGAATTAGCTCAAGACCTTAAGGCAATCCACGGATTGAACGCTGAGGCTGAGTTAGCAAATATTCTATCAACTGAGATTCTTGCTGAGATCAACAGAGAAGTTATCAGAACAATCTACAAGACTGCTGAGACAGGTGCTCAGGTCAACGTAGCATCTGCTGGTACATTCAACTTAGACACTGACTCAAACGGTAGATGGTCAGTTGAGAAGTTCAAAGGACTTCTATTCCAGATCGAAAGAGATGCAAACGCAATCGCACGTGAAACTCGTAGAGGAAAGGGCAACATGATCATGTGCTCTGCTGACGTTGCTTCTGCATTAGCAATGGCAGGCGTACTTGATTATGCACCTGCTCTAGAGGGCAACAACCGCCTTGCAGTTGA